CGGTCAAACTCATACGTCACCGTATCCCTGTGCTTAGGAGTTACTTCAACAGTGAAGTACCTTGCATCGTTGTAATAGATATCCAAGTATCGCAACTGAAGACGACCAGTACGATTACCAATAAAAGTGTTTTCGGTTGCTGTTCTGCTATATGGCATAAGTTGAGGCGGTCGGTAAGTAAACGTAAATTGCTCACCAAACACCCAAGAGCTGCTTGAGAAATCACCAAGGCTATCGCACACAAAACTGGTAACACCTGCAGGAACAGAGCTAGCCACAATCCAACGTTTTTCAGATTCTGAACCACTCGCACTGTTTTGTTTAATAATTACAAACTGACTGGGGTTAACAGTCCTGTAGGGCAACGTAACGGTTGTTTTGTTAGTAGCTGCAGAGTAGCTAAAGGTTGCGGTACCAATGTCAGTGGTAATTGAACTAGAGATTTGACGGTCAAGCAAAAACAGGTCTCCACTTTCTTGAGGCGGCCTAGAAGCGTTAACACCCTCAAGGTAATACTCAGTGTTAGCACCGTTCACATAGCTAACCAGCTTGAACAGGGTGCCCTCAACAAAGTCACACCAATAGATGTTCTTGTTGGGGAAGGTCCATTTGTGCCAAGCGTTTTGTCTGTTGGTCAAAGAGCCACCAGAAGCTTCCCAGAAGAACTGGTACACATACAGCGAATCAGGATCGTCTTTGCTTAACGTAACCAGATACTGATCTGTACGGCTAACAGCAAGGGAATCAATGTTCTTAGGAATGTACTTAGGAACCGTCTCAGTAATTACTGCGGTTTGACCCAGGTTGATACCAACGGTACGGTCAGTCGTGATGAACGTGTGAAAACCAGTGAAGTCACCTTCTTTAACAGGGAACAGCACCTGAGGACCAACCTGCTCAGGCTTCACATTGGCTTCCATACTGATGGAGCTAATACGACCCACAGAGGCTGTCTCAGGGCTAAACGTAACGTTGTCACCTGAGTACAAACGGAACTGGTTTTCGTTGGAGAACAACACAAGTTCGTCCTGCTGCTGCAACGCATAGTTCAACACAGCAACGTCGTTACTGACAGCAGTGAGGTCAATAGGATCGCTGTCTACAACTTGAAGAGCTGATTGCTGCCAGAAGTTGTAATAGTCTCCAGATTCGCTCAGGATGACGTTTTCACCGCTGACAAATCCAAGACGGTTCTTGAAGAACACAACGTCGTTAATTGTGTTTTCAACAAACGAAGGTCCAGGTAGCTCATCCTCATCACCAGCTAGTCGAATACCCCAACCAGGCAGCGTGAATGAAACAGAACCATCTGTATATGTTGAACCACTAAAAGGTTGGAACGTAAATCGTACAAGGCCGTTGGAGTTCCTGTAATAGACAAAGGTATGAGGCATTGTGTTGTCATCCAAAAGCCCTCTAGAGCCCCAACCAGCAGCTTCTTCCCACACACCACGACCATAGGTACCGTTAGTGGTTGTGTTTTCAGCGTTAAACGTCAAGTAATACGAGCTTTGGTCTGAAGAACCATCAGGAGCCACAAGGACTGTATAGCCCTCCCAAGAGGCCGAAGGAAGCTCAGTGATACTGGTAACTTGATTGGAAAAACCAGACATTAAAGTATTACCACGAGCATCAGAAGCAACAATGCTTTTGATGTATCGAGAAGCGCTAGAAAGACCAATCAAGATTTGAGAATCTTGAACTGTAAGCGTTAGTTCATTATGAATATCTACTTGATCAAGGCCGTGACCAATAGTGAGTGTATGAGAACCATTAGCAGTAGCGTTTACAGCAGCTCCCGCTTCAGTCACAAGAGTAAAGCTAGTAGGATTAACGGTACCAACAAAAGTATTGGCTGGAATACCAGTACCAGTTACTGTTTCTCCGCCGTGAACCTGCTTAATATCAGTAGCAGTCACGCTGGTAACTGTGCTACTACCAGTTGAAACTGTTCCAGTAATTGTATTTGTATAACTAGCTAAATTTGCAGCAATATCAGCAGAACTAACAACGTTTGGATCTCCAGCAGCATCAGTAAGAGATGGAGTTACATAATGTCCAGTAATAACATCCCCGTTATCTAACTCAACTTTGATGCTGTATTCAGTGTCGTAATCAACTAGCTTGACCCACACCTGAGCTTTAGTGGGGCGGTAAACAGAACTGATGCTGCTGATGTTGTATCTGGTTAACGTTTCTGCTGCATCATAGGCAGTCTCTTTTTGAACGTTAGTTACAAAAACATAATCTTGAAACGACGTAGCCCTAAACCGATCACGAGCCCTACCAGATCCACGAAGGTAACCAAGATTGGTGGAGGTAATGTTGGCAAAAGTTTGCTCAACTGGCACAACGGTAGGAAGGATGCCGCTAATAGGTTCAACATTAGAGATACCAGTAACAAACGTGTAGCTTGATTCAACAGTCAGCGTTACTCCAGTCGTTGTAGCAGTTGCATTTTTGCTGAGAGTGATGCGAGAGCCAGCAGTATCAATATCAACAATGGTCGTTCCGCTAGGTACACCACTACCTGTTACACCAGCTCCGACAAACAAATCTGTCATAGAACTGACAGAAGTTACCACAGCAGAACCACTAGTAATGTTCCCAGTACGAGATACGGTACGACTGTCGTCAGCAACAATGAGAATAAATCGCTCGTCACTACTGCGGTTGTAGACAAAGACCCAGGCCTCATTCCACTTGATGGGCGTGGTCAGTGACAACCCTCCAGCGTTCTTGGTCAGCGTATCAATACGCTTTACAGGCACAGAACCAAGACGCTTTTTAAGACCCTCAACAAGGTCACAAACACCGTTTTCAAGAACTTTGGCAAAGCCTGGCAGCACAAAGCTATCGGCTTGTTGGTTTACGCCTTTATTAAGGGGACCAATGATTTGGCTAAAAAGTTCTCGTGACATCAGCGATCAAGAATGTCGGGACCAAAAGTAGTAATCACACGGCCACCATACATATCATCAGGACCACTGATGAAGTTGTAGTTCTGAGCCATGTCCTCAGTACGCTTCAAGATTTGCAAAGCGTTCTTTTCATCATCAGCCGTATAGCTTTCAATACTGGCAGAAGTCACAGCGCGATTAGCAAACATCCGACCAGCGCGGATCATAATGTACCGCCGACCAGTTTCAGGAACGCTATCCCACTCCAGCTCTTCCACAATCTCAGCAACCAAATCACTGGTATTACCAGTTACAGCAACACCAAGACTACCCCTCAAGTCATATGTGTTTTTAACGCGATCAAAAAGCCGAAGACCGCGAAGAACAAACCTTTGAGAGGGATACGACAGCGGGTTAAACCGTACAGCCAAGGTGTTGCTAGGAAGCTGGGATTGGCCTGTAGAAGCGTCCAGAGGAATGGAGTCATACAGCATTGTGTTCCAAGACCACCCAGCGCCTTGAACCTCACGGCTAACCTCATCCAAGGTGCGCTCTGCAAGACTAGCGTCACCAGTCAAAGGTGGGTTAAGAGAGTTAATAGGTGCTTCACCAATAATGGCGAGCAGAGTGTTAACTGCACTGAGCTTTGAAGTCGCCAAGGAATTCCTCCATTTTTAAACGGCGACGCTCGCCCATAAATGGCAGTAGAGCGTCCACAATTTCCTTCACTTTAGCTTGATGGCTAGTCATTGCTATGTGAAGATCTTTCCAATGATTTTCTCCCTTATTTTCTTTAGATCTTTCTCTTGTTTTTACGCTTAAACCAAATAAACAGGCAAATCTAAAAACTACATCTTTATCGGTCATTTCAAGACCAATTCTCCAACCATTTGTTGTCCTACCTCCTTTACCCTTTGGAGTGGCTATGCAGAGATAACCTTCTCCTTCAAAAAGACCAGCAGCCCAAGCGATTTCAAATTGAGACATAAAAAGAGGGGGTTTGAAGCCCCCTCAGTTTACCTTAGTAATAAGTCAGTGACTTAGTACGGGTTACCATCATGCAGCAGGCTGACGCAGCAATCAGGACGCAGTACACCGTGACCCACGGCATAGCTGGCGACCATCATGGTGCTCTGAGTCATAGCTTTGTACTCAGAACCGGTCATCTGCATCGACACGTC